AAGCGCCGGCTGCATCGTGTTTGCCACCCATTTCACCACCAGCGTGTACTGGCTTGACTGAGTTGCCGATTGGGCCTTTAGCACCTGCATTAGCGGCTACTGTAGACTTCTTGTTAACGCCGCCTTCTTCAGAAGTCACTGGCTTTGGGGCTGCTTTAAGCGTCACAGCTTCCATCATGCCCATTTCTTCAGTGTCGTCCATTTCAATAGCGTCGCCGCCTTCATCAGGTCCAAAACCGTCGCCGTCGCCCATGTCATTGTCGCCCATTAGGTCTTCAAATTCGGCCATCAACTGGTCTAATTTGTCTTCTAGGTTGAGGATGTCATCTTTGGTAGCTGGCTCATCACCGCCTTCGTCGTCCATGCCGCCCATGTCGCCAGCATCGCCGTCGTCATCGCCGCCAAAATCTTCTTCGCCTTCCATGTTCATGTCAGACTGTTCTTCAGCTTCAACATCGTCGATCAGGTTATCAGCAGCGTCGCCGCCCATTGGATCGCCTTCGTCGAGGTCTTCAGCTTCTTCGATGTCTTCGGCTTCTTCAAGATCTTCATGAGCTTCTTCGGCCATCAAGTTCTCGTAAATTTCACGACTTTTTTCCACGACGATATCATGGAAAAGCTCACGTGCTTTGCTTTCTTCATCATTGATCACGTATTCGATCAATTGTTCAAATTTGTTCATAGAAAACTCCTGTAGGTAAAGTGTAATGTTATTTACACATCAGGAGAAAAACACGCGGTTTATAAGGCCAAAACGGCCATAAATTACACGGCCGGTGCTTCGGGGGCAGGTGCATACTGCTGACGCACCAGTTTGAGTTTTTCTTTGTATTCTACCATACGCACATCGTTCATTTTACGCAGTTTGTTTAGCTGACGTAAGGTCAGATGCGTTTTACGCAAGTCACCAATTTCTGGTTGGCTGTTGTCTTGCTCAAGGTCCTGATAGGCTTCAGGTTCTTTTTTGTAGAATTCGTTGAGTATCATACGGATATTTATGCTGGCGGGGCGCCTGCACCACCTACACCTCCGGGCACTACAGGACCTGCTGGTGCTGAGCCCACTTCAGGAGCGCCTACTCCTGCTGGCTCCATTTGCCCAATTTCTTCGCCTGTGGCAATGTCTGTTTCAAGTTGTCCTGGGCTGACTCCTATTGAGCGCAGATCGCTGCCTGCAGGTTCTATTGTGGGCTCGTCGCGTTCTTCACGCCACATTGTTTCGTTTTCTTTGATTTCTTCTTCAGTCAATCCCAGGAAGCGTTCTAGCAAGAAACGTTTTGACATGTAAGGCAGTGGCTCCATCTGCATAAACGCTTGAATACGTGTGTTATCCAGTTCGCTTTGACGGTAACTTGCAAAGTTTTGCGGTGCATTAAAGCCAATGCTAAACAGGCTAGAGTCAATGTTAAACCCACGCCACTTCAAGAACATCTTGAATTCGTCGTCTAATTTCTCAGCAATCAAAGACTGTAAACGTTCACAATACTGGTTGAATCTGTACTCTTGTATGAGTGCTGTGCCTACTTTTCCGTCGCTTAAAGCACGGTCTGAGTCGTCTGGACCAGTGGGCAAATAGCTACTAGGCACACGTAGACCACGTGCCATTTTGTTGTTGAAATATTTTAAGTCGTCAATTTCGCCTAGGTTTGAACCGCCGGCCAGTGTTTCAACACTGCTGCCACGTCCGTCTTGACCTTGGGGGAAAAAGTAGTCTTCGTTGATTGACAGCGGATTGTAACTGGAATCCATCATGTTTTGTCCGCCACCTGTGATGGTAGGAATTCTACGCTGATGCATTTCATTTTTGACACGTTCAACAAACTGCATGGCAAGGTGGCTGGGCATGTTGCCCACGTCAATTTTGAAGATGCGTCGCTCAGGAGCACGACTCACACGATAGATAAGAATAGCATCTTCCAGCAGTTCTTTCTGTTTGTATACCTTGTAAATCTGTTCTAGTATACTGCGGCCAAACGGCCAAAACACATCCAGGCCTTCGTTCAAGCTGCAATGTACCACGTGCTTGGCATCTAGTGTGGCTTCATTCATGGCATGCATGAATCGGCTGTTGCCCACGCCGCCGCCTGCACCGCCGTTGGGCATGGTATAGTTTGATGATCCTGATATGGTACCTGTCACAGGATTGGTCATGTAGTCTGTGGTTGTTTTTGCTGCCACAGTCATGTTTTGAAAGTTGGGGTTGATGTCGCGAATCACATACTGCTCAGGACGTTTGCCTTCTGATTCGTTCACAATCACACGCATGACCTTGCTCATGTCCACCCACATCATTTCAAAGTTTTCAGGATCACGAACAAAAATTTGGTCACCATACTTGATGGTGTTGCGGAACAGTTTGAAGATACGCTGGTCCAGTTTGTTCAGCTTGACCCACTGTTGCAGTTGTTTTTTGATAATACCAATCTCGTGATCAGTGGGCTTGTCATTGTACTTGACGTCAAACGGTGTGCCGTTGGTTTCATTCATCTGTGTGGAGAACTCAGCAATGATGTCTAAACAGGCATTGACTTCTGAGTCCATGTCCATGTTTTCATACTGATTGTAACGTTCCACACGATTGGGGTGTCCTGAATAGACTTCAGGTAGTCGGCTGGCATAGTTGCGAAACACAAAGTCTGCTTGCGCCGAAGCATTGCTGCCGTCGTTGCGAGGATAGTTTGGTAAACCAAACTGATTCTTGCCCGAGATTGGGCTCATCACACCTGAATTGTCAGCGACTTTGAAGTACTTGCGCCACGAACCTTGTTGTTTATCTGCCATAGTAGTTTATTTACCGTGATCAGCTTTGCATACGCAACATCTTGTTTGAGATGTCGTTGCCGCTCTTTTGCGCTCTTACCATTTCTTCCATCATGGCTGCCATTTTAGCATTACTGTCAGCCATGCTTTCAAACAATTTTACAAAGTTTCCACCAGCGTTATTCAAAGGAATCACGGCTTCTTGACCGTGTAGAGTAGCTGGATAACCGCTGTTAGGACCAACTGCAACGCCACCTTCACTGAGTTTGATGTCACCGCCTTCGTGTTTAGCCACAGAGAAGTGCATAGCATCTTTGATTGACGCCCAGTTTCCTCCCCAACCCAGTCCTAGTTGTTTAGCCACAGCTGAAATATTTTCTGGCATGTCTGTAATCAATTGACTGCCCATGGGGTTCTCAGCTGGGTTGATGTCAATAGCGCCGCCATGACCATGAACACTCTTCACCCCAGGTTTGCCACGTACATCTCGGTCAACAAAGCCACCTAGACTCTTGATTTCATACCCTACAGAATCAAGATAGTCAATGATGCCTTGAAACCTTGGTGCAAACTCAGTGTTAACTTGTGCAGACTTGCCAGTTTTGCTGCGTACAGATGTCAGTTTTGGTGGTCCTTTGATTCCTTGACCACCACTTTGTCCTACTGCCTGATGTTCTTCTGGTCCTTTGAGTCCTTGGCCGCCGCCCATGCTTGGCATTCCAGCAGCTGAAGGCATTTGCAGCCCGGTACCTCTGCCCATGCTTGGCATTCCAGCAGCTGAAGGCATTTGCAGCCCTGTACCTCCGCCCATGCCCGATGGCATTTGCAGCCCAGTACCTCCACCGCTGACCGTGGCGCCCATGGCACGTTGCATTATGATATTTCTACGAGCTGCATCTGCTTTGTCTTTGCCCATGGTTTTTTCCATGTGATCCAGCATCTTTGTCAGTTCATTTTTTTGTTCTTCCAGTAACTCAACTTCTTCAAGACCCAGATCAGTTTTGAGTTTTCGCAGTCGATCTTGCAGTCGGCTGAAGTCTTGTGTCTTTTTCAAGTCTACATCTGTGAGTTTGGCCAGGGTCACAGTGTCGTTGGCAATCTCTTTGGCTGCTCGTTCAATAATTTCAATTCTGCTGTTGGCCCCACTGGTGATGCCAGCAATTTGATCATTTGGAACAATTTGCCCGGCCACGTTTGGTCTAAAGAATTCCTCTCCACGCTCGCCCACTCTGTACAATTTGCCAGCATCAACAGGGCCGCCTGCGGCTCTCCCACCTTCAACATTTTTTTTGGCGTCTCTACCTAAAGACTGTCCAAAGTAACCGCCAATGCCTGAGCCAATGGTAGCTCCCAATTTGGCACCAATAATAGCACCAGGTGGGCCGCCCAACAATCCCACTAGGCCGCCCACAATTGCACCAGCAATTCCACCTGCGCCGGCACCTCCCACGCTGCCAACTAGTTCTGCACCAGCACCTCCTGTGACTTTTTGCACGCTTTCTAGACCTTTTGTTGCAGTGTCTACCACAGGTTTAGTCATTTCTTTCAATTTGGCCAAGTATCCTTGTGTAGCACCAACCAAGTCGCTGAGCCC